GCGCATGAAGTTGTTGTCCACCGACTGCATCTGCCCTTCAGCTTGACGCTGGTAGTAGGCATTACGCTGTTCAGTGAACTCCTTTGGGGTTTTGCAAAGCAGCAGACCACCGACTTCAATACTGTCGGGGAAGCGACCTGAACCGCCTCCACCCAGTTGAATCTCAGGATGTTCGCTTGCTTTTACGGGCTCCCAGCCCTCGCGGAGTTTTGAGGAGACGTTCATCGGGTCGTTGTTCCCGAGGGTGCTGATGCGAATCCAACGGAAAGCATACCCTTCTTCCGGGTTCGGATCGGGCAGGAGTTGGGGAGGCATCCACTGCTTAGGCCGTTCAGCCTTTGCGCGGGTGTCCAATTCACGTGAAATTCTATTCTCAGCCATTTTGTTTCCTCATTTCTTCCGCAACCGCACGGGCGTACTGTTCATTGGTCAGTCCGAGCCGCTTGGCGATACTCACTTGTGATTGCGTCAGCACGATCTTTTTGGGCGCTGTGCTACGCGTGGCTGGGGATACGACAGACTTCCGGGTCTTTCCAGAGGAAAACGCTTCTGGAAAACGATTACGAATGCGGGTGTTGATCGCGTCGTAATACCCATCACTGTTCGTGTCTACCCCCGAACTCACAAGTTGCTTGTGTACTGCCAACGCAACCGCCGTCATTTCCTCATTTTCTCCAAACCACGGATTGGCTTGCTGCCACGCACGGGCTTTTTGATCAACTTGGGGCGGCGACTGAGTTGCCGGAGGGGTTTGTACCGCACTTTCTTCGCGCTGTAAAGAACCTTCCCCGCTTTTCAGTTTGTCTTCTTCAATTTTTGCTGCGGCAAGCGCATCCTGCGCTGCAATCAGAAGTCCAGAATCCCCCGTCTCATACGCTTGCTGGAGCTTGCGTTTGGCGTCTGCCAGCTCAGCATCGACGGTTTTCTTGCGCTCCGTAGCCTTGAGCCGCTTATTCTCTTCAGCCAGCGCTACTGCAGCGCGGAGGGCTTCTTCACGCTCCCGCAGTGCGGTTTCCTTGGCTCGACGCTCGTCGTGGTATCCCTTGGAGAAGTGCTGGATGCGCTTCTTGACGCTGTCACTGTATTGCGACAACTCCTCGTCCGTGACTTCCGCAGGGGGGTCCTTCATCGGAGTACGGCCCCGGTCTACCTCGGGGGTATCGTCTACGACCTCAATCTCGGTGTCGCCTTCGCCTTCGACCTCGTATTCGACCCTGGTCTCGGCGGTTTCTTTTTCAATCTCGTCGGGGAACTTGAATTCAGCCATGAGTTACTCCTTATACCCGTTGAATCCCGCGAGGGTCTTGCACAACGGCTTCAACGCTGTCGTCGTTGATGATGCGCCATTCGGTGCCGTGAATCTTCAGGCGTGTACCCGTGTTTGGGCGCACGAGGATGAAGTCACCCACCTTGCAGGATGGCCCGCTGGGGAAACGCAAAGGGTCTTTGAATGCGTCAGGCCCCATCTTGGCCACGAACAGTACGGGGCTCATCACCTCTTCAAAGTGCATCGTCTGACCGGCTTTGACAAGCCCGCTTTCGTACTCGTCGTTGGCCTTTGGCAGCATGCAGAGCAGGTGGTAAGTCGCCGGATCAGGCACTTGCCGTGCTTTATCCGAATCCGTCTCCGGAAGTACCGTAGTGCTTGCGCCATCGCTCAGGAGTAGCTCACTCATCTTCATTTCGCTCCATAGTTCGCACGAGGTCGGTGATAAAGGAATGCGCTAGAGAAAGACCCCGGATTTCTCCACACATTGACTTGTACTCGGGGAAATCTTTTGACGCACCCGAGATGAGAACCTGCGCGAGTGCATCGCGCCGTTCTTCGATTTCTTTCAATACCACGGAAAACGCAGTGGTAGCCATGACTCGTCCTTACTGTTTGGGTTGGGGCTTGGGCTGCGCAGCGCGTTGTGCAGCCTGCTGCGCTTGCTGCTGCATGCGCATCTGACTTGTTTGGGTCTGTTGCCTGACCTTCTGCTGGTGAAGCTGCTCTTTGTGTTGCATGTCCTGCTGCGCCATAGCCGCCTTCAGGCGGGGGTCCTCCCCCTGCTTTCTCTGGGCATCAAGTGCCAACCGAGCCTGCTCAATCTGCAACTTGCCCTGAGCGATCTGGAAGTCACGCTGGCTGTCAGCCTCCTTGCGCCGCAACTCCTCGGCCTTCAACTGCAGCTCGGCCTGCTTCATCTGTACTTCAGGGTTCTGGGCCATCTGCTGCGCTTGCTGTGCCTGGGCCTTCTGCATGTTGCTCTGCAGCAACTGCTGCGAGGCTTGCGCCACGAGACGGCTCAACTGGACTTCCGTGTTCTCATCCAAGTCAGCATCGGGTGCGGTCAACGGCACGCCCAACTGCTCTTCCACCTGAGCCCTGTAGCTGAACGCCAAGTGCTGCGAAATGTGGGCCATGATCGCTCCCATCATCTGCTGCGCCATCGGACTCTGCCCAAGCATCTGCATGATCATGGGGTCCTTCATCAGGGCCATGTGTGTCGCAATATGGGCTTCGTGGTCTTGGTAGATGAACGCCTTGGTCGGCTTCCCCGTCAAGAACGCCATGTTCTCGGAGATAGGATCTTTTGGTGTCTGATCGTCTTCGATAGGCACGAGCTTGGCCGCGTTCTTGATCCCCAAAACCTCCAGCATTTGTCGATGAAGCTGGGGCATGTCGTAGATCTGCGGAGCCCCTTGTGCGAGTTGCAGTGCAGCTTGGTACTGCATGATCCGCTGCGCCATCGTGGCCGCGTTGGGATCGCTGACCGGGATGATCTCCACTTGGTCATAGTCAGACTGCTTGACCGACCGGTCGCCGCCTTCTGGGGTGTAGGAATAGTCCGGTGGCAGGAAGTCACGGATAACCTTCTTCAGGAGCTTGAACTCCATCTTCAGGCTGTCATGCACCCGGGCCTGTACCGCACCCATGATCTTGAGTTGCCGCTCAAGGATAGCCAGCGTCGTACCCACTGGGGCCTGGGCAGACATGTCACTGATCTTCAGGTCAGCAATAGCCGCCAGACGCCGCCCATCGTCGGTAAGCTGCTGCAGCAACGCCGCCAGAACCTGACTCGGCTCCTTGTACGGCAGGGCCATGATGTTGTCTTTGACCGTCCCGCTGGGGATGTCCACATCCCTGAACTCGCCCGGGGCGATGGGCGTGTCGTCGCCCTTGATTCGCAACCCCCGGCTCTTCAAGCCACCGGGCAGGTTGCTCAGGGTGCCTGCGTCAACCAACTGGCGCAGAATCGACGTACCCGCACGTGCGTAGCCACCAACCAGATTGATCAGGCCGATACCATATGGGCCGAACCCAGGCACGTAGGTGTACTGAGAGAAGTGCTGGCGCTTGAGCTTGCGAGAATCCGACTCGTCCCAGTTACGGCGGATAGCCAGAACCGTCGATGTACCCCGGTCGATGGTAACAACGTAAGGGAGCGCGATACCGTCTTCGTCCTCATCCCCGGGCATATTCCAGTCAATATGCACCTCAAGGATCTGATACCGGTCGTCGTCGGTCAGGCTGTAGCCCTGCTCCTCGGCCTTCTTCTTCTCCACATCCGTGAAGATCCGCACAGGCTCCCCAAGCTCTACATCACGGTAAAACCCTTCTACCTGCAGCTTCTTGATCTCGTTCTCGGTCTTGCGCATCACGTGGGTTACACGCTCGGCGCTGTAGATGTTTGACGCCCCGTACGGGATGACCATGTCCTCTGCGGGAATGAACGGAGCAGCAGGACGCTCAAGGCTGGGGTCGAAGTAGATCTTCTTGAACGCGGACCCCGACAGGCCCAGGTTGAACAGCATCCGCTCGTGCTCCGACCGGTACTCCACCATCTCTTCTGTGAGGCGGAAGTTCATGTCGTCCTGCACGCGTATCGCAGCTTCCTTCTTCTCCTGGGTCTCCTCCCCGATGATCTGCGTCTTAACCGGTCCTTGAGCCGGGAATGTCTCCGTGATCAACTCAGACTGGAATCTGACTGCAGCCTCAGTCAGCAGCGGGGAATACGCACCACATGCACCGTTCCACGGCTCGGTACGCTCCTCATACTTCATGCCCAGAACTTCCAACCCCTTGACATAGGCTTCGGCCCAGTCCTTGCGCGAGTTGATGTCCGCATCCACCAAGGCAATGATCTCGGACGCCAGGGACTGCATCTCCCCCTCGTCCATGAACTCCGCGAGGTTTGCGTCAAAATCTTCCGCCGTAGGGGTTTCCGGCGTCAATTCAATCTCGACCCCATCAATTCCGATGTTTACGGCTTCCGGGTCCTCGATTTCAATCTCGATGGCGGGCTCGTCCGTCATGAGCATAGGGTCCATCGGGGAGAGTGCGCTGTCGATGTTTGTAGCCATGATCTGTCCTTAGTAGTAAGCAGTACGCCGGCTGCTCTTGAAGTACCGTTGTTCTTCCCGCTCGTCCGTAGGCAAGCGTACAAACCCACCTTGGCGAAACCGCATCAGCGCCATCACCGTGGAGTCCACCAAGTCGTCGTTCGACATGAACGGGAACCCGGCAATCTCCTCCACAACCTCTTCTGCCCACCGGGTCTGTGGCACCCAGCACAGTTTGGACTTGACGATATCGGCTACGGAGTTGAGTCGGGCAAGTTTATCCCCGGAACCTCTGTGCGGGGTGTATTCCTGCACGGGCAACCCCATGCGCCGCATCTCCTGATACAGCGCCGTACCGCTGGACTTCTTTTCAACGATGAACGAATCTGGCTCCCAATGCTTGTACTCATCAAGCGCAAGCGTCTTCAGCTCCGGGAACTCCAACCGTTTCTTGATACTGTTGAGTAGGATGATGTTGTGGCAATCTTCTTCCTCGTTGAACCACACACCCCAGGTAGTAAGCGCCGTGAAGTCAGCACGGTTGTGGGATTCCGCTGCCGCGTCCAAGGACATGATGATGTATTCGCACCTGGGCGGGTCCTCCCCCTCCCAAGTGTTCCACCACTCCCGCTTGATGACCGACGCCTCTTCGGCGGTGGGGTTCTGCTGGAACTGTGCATTCCACTGGAACAACGGCATGGACGCCTTGGTCCGCAGCAGCGCGGGGACGTCATAGAACTCGGGCCACAACGCACTCTGTGTGCCATCCGTACGGTCAAACAACGCCGGGAACTCCACGACCTCATACTGGTCCGCATCGGGGTTCTGCCCCATATCCTTGGTCACCCGACCCGTCAGGTCACTCAAATGCCAGCGGGTCTGGATGATGGCAACGCGCCCACCCGGCATGAGGCGAGTACGGGCACCGTACGTAAACCACTCATACGCCTTGTCGAACACCTCAAAGTTACCGTTGATGATGTCCTGTTCGTTATGTGGGTCGTCAACCAGCAGCAGGTCGGCACCCCGTCCAGCCAACGCAGAGCCTACGCCGCAGGCGTAGTATTCACCCCCGACGTTCGTATTCCACCGACCCGCAGACTTGCTGTCTTGCGCAAGGAACACCGTAGGAAACACCTGCTTATAAGCATCGGTATCGATGATGTTACGCACCTTGCGCCCGAAGTCCACGGCCAGATCTGACGTGTGCGAGACCATCAGCACCTTCTTGGTAGGGTACTTGCCGATGAACCACGCTGGGAAATAAATCGACACAAGCTGGCTTTTGCCATGCCGAGGCGGGATGTTCACGCACACCCGATCCTTCTTACCCTCGGCAATCGCCATCAGCATGTCCGCCAAGATCCGGTGGTGCTTACCAACCTTGTAATCCGGCTGGATGTGCTTGCAGAACTCGATCAGATCGTCCCGACAACGCTGGGCCTGACGCCTGCCTGACAAGGCTTCTGCAATCTGCAGGATCTCCTCCTGCTCCGAAGAGTCAAACTGCTCGATGTTGGCAACCAACAGATCGATATCGTCGTCTGTCAGGTCATCGAACGTGTCTGCAACGGTCAATTCAGCTCCTCCGGAGCCATCCCAAGCTCCGCATCGAGGTCTACAACCAGCGGAACGTCATCTACAGGGGCAAATTGGGTGGAATTGATGACATTTGCGTCTTCCACATCGTTTTTCAGGGCCTTGGACCGCAACGCCTGGAGCTTTTCACGCAACGATTGCTTCAAATCATCCGTAGACCGGTGGGTAACCGTCACTTCCGAGCGTTCCGTGAACAAACCAACGTCAGAAATCTTGCCCAGAAGCTCTAAAGCACGAATACGCACCCTGGGATCAGGGTTTGACGCCTCTTGGAGCAGCTTGTTAGTAACAAACGTCCGAATCTGGACCGCATTACGCACCACCACATGGCTGAACTCCTGCAACGCATCCTCCAACTGCAGGATTGCAGCGGGGCGCATGGCCGAAAACTTCGCCGGAGTCATGGATTTGTTGGTGGCCTCCTCGTCCTTGGCGTACGAAGTCAGTAGCTTTTCGACAACTACGTCGTCTTGGGGGTCATGCACCAGGGTTTCGGGGTCCAAACCATTCTCCAGAAGCACATGGATGGTCTTACATGCAGCAGCAGCCCGTTCACGCAACGTCGCGTGGGGCATATCCTCAGGGGGAACGATAACCCCGAGGTCTGGAGTAATAACTAGCTCAGGAGCACTAGGCATAGATGTTCGCAACTTGGTATGGAACCAAGCGTGATGCGGAACATACCACAAAAATTGCAAAACACAAGGAGGTTGGGACTCCTACCGGGGGGTGTTTCTATATAGACGGGGGGTGTTTCTATATAGACGGGG